AACACATCTGCAAAAGTTTCAGATGCAGAGATCAGATTAATAATTTCTTGCTCTTCTGGTTTAAAGTCAAGTGCTACGAAGTTTCCAATCTTAAAATATAGATTCACTCGGTCGGCAAGATTAAAAGTAGAAATATCATCATCAGCAATCTGAAAGAAATCCTCTTCATTCAGTTCTTTATATCCGTTGAAGAAAGTCTTAGCAAGTCCACAATACTTACGCTTCATCAGTTTCTCAATACGAGCATCCTCAACAATATTCACAAACTGAGGTGGAACTTTTACTTTATCCAACCAATCTTCATCTGGAGTAAACAAAGCATGACCTACTTCATGACCAACGAGAAGATCATATACAAGTCCACTCGCTTTCTCCCACAAAGGAAGAGTCAGAACACGAGTATGAACGTTAAAGCAAGCAGTAGAAACTTGCTTGTGCTCTACCACAAGATCTTCAGTAGCCAGCAGTTTGGCAAGTTGCGACTTGATTTCGTGGTTGATTGCCATCTGATTCGTTTCGTATGAGACCATTATAAAACGAAAGGTCGCCTTTTGGGCGACCCATGTGCTGCTTTTTGAACTGGGCGAGTCGTGCTTTTGCTTGCCTCAGTGCTTGCGGTTTAAGTTTTCGTTTCTGGGGTTTCCCAGAGTTGTGTTTCCAGTTTGGGACTTGCATTGCTTTAAAGCGGTTTAAACCATCATACGCGAAAAACCTTTGACTTTCTCAAACTTTATGACATTTGCAAATTTGTCCTCAAGTCCAGTCTTGTGAGAGATCACAAAAATATTTGCGTCCTTAATCACAAAGCGAATGATCTTTAAAAACTCTTCTGTTCCAAATCCATCAAGTGAAGAATCAAATACCTCATCCATAATCAGAAGATTTGTATTAACTGAGTTCTTCATTCTTGCAACTTCTCTCCAAGTGAAAAGAAGTGCAAGGTCAATCCTCATCTTTTCTCCTTCACTAAAAGAAGCATAAGAAAAGTCTTCATGAATAGGTGACTGGACGGTTTCGTTAAACTCCTCATCAAGAACGAAGTTGATATAAAAGTCCATCATCTGAAGATAACGGTTAACTTGCTGATTTATCAGCGGTAGATACTTCTTAATGATTTTGGATTTTACTCCACCGTCTTTGAGCAAACTATACGAAAAATCGTAATAGTTGATAGTGTCTTTTTTAGAAGCGAGATCGTCGTATGTAGTTTTTAAGTTGTCTTTGAAGGATTCTAACTTCTCATGTTCAGTATTTCGGTTTGCAAGGTTCTCGGTAAGAACTTGAATTTCTGATTCAAGATTTCGGATTTGTCTCCGTAATCCATTAATCTTAATATTGTTTTGAGAAATGCCATTCGTTAATTTTGAAATCTCCTTCGTAAGAGCGGTGAATTGACGCTCTCGCTCCTCTTCCTCTTTAATTGCCTCTTCCAGTTCTTTATAACCAGATTGCAACTCTTTTGCTTTAATTTGAGCGTCGTTAATTCTATTTATTCTAAAAGACTCATCAATAGACTGAGTGCATGTAGGGCATACCGTATTCTCTGTGAAGAACTTATGTTCTTTAGTAATAGTTGATACCTTCTGAGAAATCTTTCCTTTCAGGTTTCCAAGCCTACGCAGTTTTTCTGCATATCCAGTAATAGCATCTTGCTCACGAATAAGTGCTCTAAGAGGATCTTCATTAGAGGTATTTTCTTCCACATAATCATCAATTTCTTTATCCAAATTGACAATCTTTTCTTTATTGGCGTTTATATTGGCATTACCGCGATTTTCAAGTTCTTCAATAAAGTCCTTTTGCATTTGAACTTTATCTTTAAGAGTTTCTTTTTTTAATTCCAATATTTTAATATCTTCCTTGACAGATCTTATCTTTTCTTTGATAAGATTATTCATAGAAGAAAAGATTTTAATATCCAATAGATCTTCAATAACTTCTCTCCGATTCGCAGCAGAAAGTTGCATGAAAGGAACAAAAGTGCTGCTACCGAGAATCACAATCTGAGTGAAAGACTTATAGTTCATTTTCAGAACATTCTGCTCTAACCATTTTTGTTGATCCAAAGCAGCAGCAGACTGATCTAGTGCAGAACCATTTCTCCAAATCTCAAAAATGGCTGGTTTGATTCCACGAACTACTTTCCAGTTAGTATCACCAATAGAAAACTCAACCTCAACCTTACAATCCTTTTCATTCACAGAATTGATAAGTTGAGGTTTATTAATTTTGCGAAATGGTTTACCAAACAATGAAAAAGTAAGTGCATCTAGAACAGTAGATTTTCCTGCACCATTAGTACCAATAATCAGAGTAGTAGAACTTTCTTGCAGATCAATTTCAGTAAACTGATTACCAGTGCTTAAAAAGTTTTTCCAGCGAATTTTTTCAAATAAAATCATGTTCTTCGGGAGGGATCACAATGTCATTAGGAGTAATAATAGTATATCGATAATCATGAATTTCACATGTCTTGATCATTACGTCATCTTCAATCTCAATAACATGCATTTCAGGACTTCCTTCTTCTTCTAACATCATAGCATATCTTACAGCATCATCCTCTTCTTCAAACAAATAAAGAATCTGTTCTCCATCGTCATCAGTTACAGAATATGCTCCTTCTTTCTCTTTGCCATTTATTGTTAAAATAAACATCTTAGACTATTTCACAAGCTTCTTGATATATCTCATATATCATTTTCTGAATGACTGATTTATCAAGATTAATTTCTGCCTCCTCAATATATCTATTCAAGATTGAAAGAGTGTCTTCTGATTCAAATGCTTCAAAGTCTTCAGACTCTTGTATCTGAAAGTTCTCAACTATTTTAAGTTCAGCGATTCCAGATGAATAAAGTTTATCGATAAATTTTTCAAACTTTTTAATATCTGTTTTTTTGCGAACTATAACCTTTACAATTTTATTCTCATACTCTCTTGTATCAAATGTTTGGTGATTTGTGTCCTCATAATAGATATTGTAAAACATCCTATAAGGATTATTGATAGGAGTATGTTCTAGTGTTTCTGTATCAAAAATATGAAATCCCCTGGAATCTTTAACATCATTCCAAAACATCTCATAAGGATTTCCTAGATAGAAGACTGTTCCGTTAGTCGATCTAGTGTGATAGTGTCCCGAGTAGACCCTAGTGAACTTCTCAAATAGTTTGCCCTCCAAACCATGCTCCATGATGATTTGGCTATTAACTCTAAATCCTTGGAGTTCAAGGTGCCCCATCGCACACTTGCAAGATGTATTTTTAATAAGTTTAAGAGTGTTTGTTTCATTTTCTTGATTAATCCAGGGTATGAAAAGTGTATTAAGATTTCCTAATTTAACTTCGGTTGGTTCTGAATAAACAGTTACATTATCATATTCACGAAGCAACAAATCCACAGCATTTACTTCGTTAGTATTTTTATAGTAAGCAGTATGGTTGCCAACAATCGTATGAACGGTTACTCCCATTTCTTGGAGACGATCATAGTAGTTACTTTTTGCCCAAGAAAGTGCAGAAAAATCAATGCCTTTACGACTGTCAAAGGTATCACCCATATCAACGACAGTAGTAATACCTTCCTTTTCTAAAGTAGGAAAGAAAATATCATTATAAAACTTTAAGAAGTAATCATGAAAGAGTTTTGAATTCTTTCTTGCTCCAAAGTGTTGATCAGTAATAATAGCAACTTTCATTCAATATCGAAGTTTACTATGGACATTATCTTTGATGCTATTATAATCCGAATAGTTATTTCCGTCAAGAGTATTGTTGTCATCAAATACTTCGCTGTATCCAGATCTTTCAATAATCTTGTTCTTGATTTCTAACTGACGCTTTTCTCTTTGAATGCGACGAAGGAAAGCGTAGTGAATGATTTGAGTGAAGTATGCAAATGGGTTTTGTGACTTCTCTGGATTGAAGTTATGAATGTATTGAACGCAATTTTCAATACCATCAGAAATCATATCTTCCTTGAACATGTAGTTCACGAAGTTTGGTTTGAATGACAGGTGATTAGCAATCTTCAGGAAACACTCACCGATGTAGCGAGGAATAGGAGGTTTTGTATCCCAGGTTGTTGCACGATCTTCTTTTGTTAGTTCTCTGCCAAACTTTTTAATAAACGTTATTTCAACGTCCTCACGATACTTAATAATAGCAGCAAGAAACTCTTTATTGTTGACGTAGTGCTCTGACCTTTTTCTCTTGGTCATAACTGCTGTACTTATCATAAGTTTTTATCATTATTATGTATAGATTATACCACTTATACAAATGCTTGACAAGGTATCTAAAACCCTGTACAATAACCTTTGTGGAGGTTGAAAAGATTAGCTTTAGCTATTTTTAAAGAGTTTCTCTAAGATCTCTTTTGTATCATTTACATTTCCTAAGTAACCCATTCTACGATTGATCTTGGAATGGTTTCCTTCTTTTCTTGATTGACGAATGTAATTTTGGTACATCATAATCATTTCAATATCAGAAGATTCGGATAAAGTCAGAACATCATTAAGGTTAAGAATAAACATATCATCAGTTGTTGTTTTTAACCAGGGTTCTACCTTATATCCAACAATACCACCTTTACTTTTAATTTCAGATACTATTATTGGATTTGAAACGATCAATAAAGTTCTATCTTCTTCTTCAGAAGCTGCTACCTTTGCAAAGATTTCTTCGCCTGTTTTTAATTTAACTGTTGCATAAAAGTCGTCTTCAATTCCCATTTGTCTTTAGTTGTATTGTGATTATCTCATAATTAAAATTTTCTTCGTTATATATTTTAATCCTTTCAATAAAATGATTTAGAGTGTAATTTCTTTTTGTTTTAGTTGAACTATCATCAGCAATATCATAAAGAGTTGCTTTTACTTTGTCTTTTCCTTTTCTAAGAACTCGTCCAATACTTTGAAGATTACGGACTCTTGATTTACTTGGAGAGGCAAAGATAACATTATGGAGATTTTTAATGTTGATACCAGTAGAAAAAGTTCCATAAGATGCAACGATAATTGCGTTGTTTTCTCTTTCTGTAATCTCTCTAACTAGTTCTCTTTCCTCAGCATCCACTCCTCCATGAACAAAAAATACTTTACGATCAATTCTCTTATTAGTATTTATCTTTTCATATAATATTGCTCCATGTGCTTCTACTCTGCTGAATAGAACAAGGGTGTTTCCTTTTAAGTCAAGAGTAAGATTTGTAATAAACTTATTTCTTTGTTCGTGACTGATTAAATATTGTATCTCATCTTCATAAGTTTCAAACTTTTGTGGTGAGTGTTTGAGTACAAGACATTGAATATCAAGTTGAGATAAGTGTCCTTGTCTCATTAACTCATCAGTTCTTGTAACTTTATATGATGGACCAAACAAACCTTCTAATACCCATTTGTGAGTTTGTGTTCCGTCTAAAGTTCCAGTAAAACCAAAACGATACTTTGCATGATGCAACTTTGTCATGATTTGTATAAGTGATTTGCTCTTGAATAAATGAGCTTCATCACCTATAATACATCCATAATCCTCAAAGAATGAACGCTCCAGTTTATATACTGATTGCCAAGTCGTAATAGTTACAGGATATTCATTAGTTTTTTCCCTACCAGAATAGATACGGTGACAGTATGAGTCAGCATCCCAACCATAATCAAGAAAGTCCTTGTACATCTGCTCTACAAGAGATGTCGTTGGAACAACTAAAAGAATTTTTTCGCCTTTATCCACATAGTATCTTACGAGGGAATAGATCATTAATGATTTGCCGCTCGCTGTGGGGCTTATCAATAGTTTTCTATTATGCTTTAGGGCACCATATACTCCCTCAATCTGGTACTTCCTGGGAGTATGAGCACAAATGGAATGCATATAATCCTTAACACCTTCATATGAGATTTGTTCATTCTCTTCATATGGGGTTCCATAGAATTTATTCTCTTCAAATTTATAAGAATATCCGTATTGGTTGCAAAAATTGACAATCTTATCTAGCAGACCAACATAAATCTGCTTAGATCTCATATCATACAAATGAATTTCCCCGTTCCAATTCCTTCCACGGTACTGGGGCATAAACTTTGCATTTGGAACCTCAAACTTGAAATGGTCTCTTAGTTCATATTCAATATGAGGTTCAGTGTTGATTTTTAAAAATACTTCGTTTGATTTAGATATAACAAGATCTGTTGTATTCACGATGTCTCATGCATCTGTGAATATTTATTTACCCTAGTCCAGCGTTAAATCGCATAAACTCAATAGCATTTTTGATTTGATATGTGCGATTAGTTATTTGCTTAAGAATACTCTCAATATAAACTAACATTGTGTCATAATAATCA